ATTAGTCTTTCTGAATTAAAAAAAGAATTTCCGCATTTAACAAATAGTGAACTTGAGGAAATACAAAAATATCCTGGCAATAGTAACTATATATATGACTGGAACGGTAGAGATGATAATAATAGTGTTTATGTTCTTTACTTTGAATATAAAACTTATAGTGAGCAAGTATTTAAAATAAAAGAAACAGCCACTGGTTTAGAAAAAGCTTTAGAAAAGCCAGATACTTTTAATCCAGCACCTAATGATAAGTTTGATAGAGTTGCTAGATCAATTGAAGTATTGTATTCAGGAGCTAAAATATTAGGTCATGAAAACTTATTACAGTGGGAGTTAGCTAAAAATATGACTAGACCTGAGTCTAACTTAGTTAAAGTTAATATGAATTATAATATATGCGCACCTAGAATGTATAAAGGGCGTATTGAATCTTTAGTATCTCGTATAACTGGTTTTGCTGATATGATTCAATTAACTCATTTAAAACTACAACAGGTAATGTCTAGAATAGTACCTGATGGTGTTTATTTAGATGCTGATGGTTTAGCAGAGATAGATTTAGGTAGTGGAACTAGTTATAATCCACAAGAAGCATTAAACATGTATTTCCAGACTGGTAGTATTGTAGGTAGATCAATGACTCAAGATGGTGGTCAAAACCCTGGAAAAGTACCTATACAAGAATTATCCACGTCTAGTGGCATGAGTAAAATACAAGGACTTATACAGACTTACCAGTATTATTTACAAATGATAAGAGATGTAACAGGTCTTAATGAAGCTAGAGACGGAAGTACACCAGCTAGTGATTCTTTAGTTGGGTTACAAAAACTAGCTATTGCTAATTCAAATACAGCTACTAGACATATTGTACAGGCAAGTTTATATTTAACTCTTAGAACTTGTGAGAATATTGCGCTTAGAGTTGGTGATTGTTTAGAGTTTGACTTAACTAGAGACGCTTTAAAATCTAGCATAAGTTCTTACAATGTAGGAACTCTTGAGGATATATTTAATTTACATCTCTACGACTTTGGTATATTTTTAGAGCTAGTACCTGATGAAGAAGAAAAAGCTCAATTAGAACAAAATATTCAAGTAGCTCTACAAAGTGGTCAAATATTTTTAGAAGATGCTATTGATATTAGACAAGTTAATAATTTAAAACTTGCTAATCAATTACTAAAGCAAAGAAGAAAACAAAAACAACAACAAGATCAACAAGCTCAACAAGCTAATATTCAAGCTCAAGCCGCTGCTCAAGCAGAAACAGCTGAAAGAACAGCTATGGCAGAAGTTCAAAAAAATGAAGCTCTAGCTCAAACTACTTTACAAATTGAACAAGGTAAATCTCAGTTTGAAATACAACGTATGGAAAGAGAAGCTGAAATTAAGAGACAGTTAATGCAAATTGAATTTGATTTTAACATACAGTTAACTCAAGCTAAAGGTCAAGCTGAAAGAAATAAAGAAAATTTTATTGAAGATCGTAAGGATAAGCGAGCTAAAATTATAGGTACTCAACAGAGTCAAATGATAGATCAAAAGAAAAATGATTTATTACCAACAAACTTTGAATCCGCAGGTAACGATAACCTTGGTGGATTTGGATTAGAGCAATTTGCTCCACAGTAATTTTTATTAACTATTATATTATATTATGTCAAAAAAAGAAAAAGTAAACCTGCCTGCAAATGAAGAAAAGGAAGGTTTAAAAGTGAAAAAGAAAAAACCAGGTAGGCCTAGAAAAATAGGTGAAAAAACACCTGAAGTAGTAAAATTAGATTTAACTAAAAAAGAAGAAGATGCCGTTCAAGAGCCAGAAACAACGAAAGTTGTGTTACAGTCTGATGAGACGAAAGAAGAACAAAAGCTGGGACTGCAAGAAGTGGGAGAAACACACAAAGAAGAAAAACCTGCCGAAGAAAGTGTGAGTCCAGTATCTGAAATAACTGAAGAAGAAATAAAAAAAGAAACTAAAGTTGTAGAACAAGAGTTAAAAGAAGCTGTAAGAGATGAAAAAGTAACAGGGAAACCTTTACCTGAAAACATTGAAAAACTAGTCTCTTTTATGGAAGAAACAGGTGGTGATATTAATGATTATGTTAGGTTAAATGCAGATTATACTAACATTAACGAAGATGTTTTACTAAGAGAATATTATAAACAAACTAAACCACATTTAAACAGAGAAGAAGTTGACTTTATATTAGAAGACAACTATTCTTGGGACGAAGATGTGGATGATGAGCGAGGAATAAAGAAAAAGAAACTCGCTTACAAAGAAGAAATTGCTAAAGCACGTAACTTTCTAGAGCAAACAAAGAGTAAATATTACGACGAGATCAAGTTGAGACCGGGCGTTACTCAAGAGCAACAGAAAGCAATGGACTTTTTCAATAGATATAACAAAGAGCAAGATATAGCAACAAGGCAACATGCTGATTTTGAAAAGCGAACTAATCAAATGTTTTCTAATGAATTCAAAGGTTTTGAATTTAATGTTGGAGAAAAAAGATTTAGATATGGCGTTTCAAACCCTCAGGAAGTTGCTAAGAGCCAATCAAACTTATCTCATTTTGTTAAGAAGTTCTTAAACGAAGATGGAAGTGTAAATGATCATGTTGGTTATCATAAAGCTATTTACGCAGCGGAAAATGCAGATACTATAGCAAGACATTTTTATGAGCAAGGCAAGGCCGATGCTGTTAAAGATGTAGTAGCTAAATCTAAAAATATAAACGTAGAGTCTAGGACGCCAGCGTCTGAAGGCGATGTAATGTTGGGTGGATTTAAAGTAAAAGCAATTTCAGGTGTTGATAGCTCTAAGTTAAAAATACAACGAAAAATAAAAACAAATAAATAAAAATAAAATGAGTTTATCTGGAGGGGCTTTTCCAGCCTCAATTACTCCAATGCCGAAAAAGCAGGTCGTTCAAGACAATTTTATTGACTTCCACGATGCTAACTTTTCGACTTGGACTCAACAATACTTACCTGAGCTTTATGAGCAGGAAGTAGAAATATACGGTAACAGAACGTTAGCCGGATTTTTAAGAATGGTAGGCGCTGAAATGCCTATGACATCAGACCAAGTTATTTGGACTGAACAAAATAGATTACACGTAGCTTATAACAATTGTGCTGTAGCTGCTGGTGGTCATGCTTTTCCTAAGTTTAGAGTTACTATTACTCAAGGTGCTGCTAATCCTGCTACTTCAGGTATTAGAGTTGGTAACACAATTTTAATTTCTGACAACGCTACTGGATTAGTAACACTTAAAGCTTTAGTATTATCTAACACTGATAACGCTACTACTAATGGTTATACGTTAGAATGTCACGCTTATGAAGGAGCTGCTTTAGCTGCTGCTTTAACTGGTGGTACTTGTAGCTTATTTGTATATGGTTCTGAATTTCCAAAAGGAAGTGACGGAATGAAGCAAGCTATTACTCCTGTTCCTACAACACATAGCAACAGTCCAATTATCATGAAAGATAATTTCGAGATAAGTGGTTCTGATACTGCTCAAATTGGATGGATTGAAGTTGCTACTGAAGCAGGAACATCAGGATATTTATGGTATCTAAAAGCTGAGTCTGAAACTAGACTTAGATTTGATGATTATTTAGAAATGTCTATGGTTGAAGGTGAATTAAATGCTAACGCTGCTAATTTCCCTACTGGAGCTGCACAGTTCACTCCTGGTAGTGCACAAGCTATAAAAGGTACACAAGGTTTATTCGCCGCTATCGAAGCAAGAGGTAATATATACTCTGGTTTTGCTGGCGCTGCTGCTCCTGGTTCAGGTGCGTTAGCTGATTTTGATGCTATACTTAAGCAGTTAGATAAGCAAGGTGCTATTGAAGAAAACATGTTATTCTTATCTAGAGCTACTGCTCTTGATTTTGATGATATGATTGGTGCTATGGCAGGTGGAGGTTATGCTTCTACTCAAGCTGCTTCTTACGGTCTTTTTGACAACGAAGAAGATATGGCATTAAACTTCGGTTTTTCTGGTTTTAGAAGAGGTTCTTATGACTTCTACAAAACTGACTGGAAATACTTAAATGACGCTACAACAAGAGGTTTAGATAATGAAATCGATGGTGTATTAATTCCTGCTGGAACTACTACAGTATATGACCAAATGATGGGTGTTAACATCAGACGTCCTTTCTTACACGTAAGATATAGAGCTTCTGAGACTGAAGATAGAAGATATAAAACATGGATCACTGGATCTGTTGGTGGTGCTTACACTTCTGACTTAGATACAATGAGAGTTAATTTCTTATCTGAAAGATGTTTAGTAACTCAAGCTGCTAATAACTTCGTGTTATTCAAAGGAGCTTAATTATTGTTTAACATTTAAAAAATAAGAAAATGGCACAAATATATATCGAAGACGCTCACTTAGGTGTTGAGCAAATAGTATTTTTAGATGGCGTTATTTCAATTGAAGGCGCTACAAATACTTGTACTATAAGCTACGGAAACGTAGAAAAAAGTACAGTTGTAATTACTTCAGCTTCTAATGGTGTTGAAGTTACAAAAAGAGTAAAAGCTGCTATCAAAAAAGTTGACGGTGGCGGTGGTGCTACTGTCGATATGGCAGATGTAGCTACAACTACTCCTGGAATAGCTTATACAATTTAATAGCTATACAACAAGATCCCGCTTCGGCGGGGTCTTTTTTAATTATTATATTATATTATATTATGGAAAAGACAAAAAAAGCTCCTGCTCCCAAGCAAGAGGTTAAAAAAGATACTTGGGAATACAAAGATAGAAACTATTATCTTATAGGTAGTAAAACTCCTTTAACATTTACAATACCTAGTAGACACTCTGCTAGATACCCACTAGTTTGGTTTGATAAAGAAAAAGGTTACGAAAGAGAGTTAAGATATGCTACTAATCAACAGTCTATTTTTGTAGATGAACAAGAAGGACAAGTGACACTAAAACATATTGTTTTTGATACTGGTCATTTATTTGTTCCAAAAGAAAAAAGAAATTTACAAGAGTTTTTAAGCAAACACCCTCACAATAACATTATATTTAGTGAGTTTGATTCAGTTGCAGAAGCTATAGATGAGTATGAAGATTTAGAGCTAGAACTAGAAGCAATGACGTTTGCTAGAGAAATGGATATAGATCATTTAGAAGCTATATTAAGAGTTGAAAAAGGATCTTCTGTAAATGAACTTAGTTCTAAAGAGTTAAAAAGAGATGGATTAATGTTCGCTAGACATAATCCTAGGTTGTTTATAGATCTTGCTAACGATGAAAATGTTATACTTAGGAATTTTGCTATCAATGCAACTGAGCTAGGTTTATTAACTTTATCACAAGATCAAAGAACTTTTATGTGGGCTAATACTAAAAGAAAATTAATGAATGTTCCTTTTGATGAAAACCCATATTCAGCTATGGCTGCTTGGTTTAAAACTGACGAAGGTATAGAAGTTTACAGATCTATTGAGAAAAAACTTAAATAACAAGTGATTATAATTTAGGGTGGTTAACGCCACCCTTTTTTTTAAAAATATTAAAATGGCAATAAGCGTAAATAAAGTATATAAAACTGTATTACTTATTTTAAATAAAGAACAAAGAGGGTATATGACGCCTGAAGAGTTTAATAGAATAGGTACGCAAGTCCAAAGAGAGATCTTTGAAAAGTATTTTGAAGATTTAAATCAATATACTAGAATGCCACAGACTGAAGTGGATTACGCTAATAGGTTAATGAACCTAAATGAAAAGATGAACATATTTAAAAGAGATGGTAATGCTACTTATGTTCCTGCCGATAACAAC